TGGCTCAATTACGGACGCTATAGGAATTACTGACAGTAATAATGACGGCACTTGGTGGTCAAGGCTCTTGGGAGGTTAATCGTGGCTAGATTCGGACAACAATTTATACAGGGGCTTTTGCAACCCGCTTATCAACAAGGGATGTTTACTGCTGCACAGCAACTTGGGGCAAGACCTAGGCAGATGGCAGAAAAACGTCAGGAACAACAAATGTTGGGTGGCTTGGTCCCCGGTACTCCTGAGTACAGCGAAGCTTTAGCAAAACTTCAGATGCAGCGTGGGCAGTTAACTGAAGCCGCTACTACAGGTGCTGCCGCTGGTTTACAACGACAAGCAGCAACCCAAGCTGCTCAAGAAACGGCAACAAAAAGTCGTTTAATCGGTGCAGCTCTTAAGAAAGCTAGAGACGACAACTCAATAGAAAACTACTCATCAGAAGCAGCTAGGATTACTAGCATGACTGCAGAACAACTTATGGAGTACTTGGGGCCTAAAGATCCTGTGTATACACAACTGGTTCAAGGGGCACGTTACCTAAAAGACGGTAAAGTTGTTGTGGGATCTGAGACTCCTGAAAAAACCCGTGAACCAAAGTACGAGTACGTTAAAAACAAAGAAGGAAACAAAGTAGCTACTTTTAAAGACGGACAATATGTAGAAACGATTAATATTGAAGGCATGGACGAAAAAGGTGAAGATTTAGACGCCCGTATATCCTCTATTCCTCAAATTGTTACTGCAATTAGTGATATTGATAATCTTTTAGAAAAAGACGATCTTCCTGAAGGCGTTTGGGCACAATTAACTAGGTATATAGGTGGGACGGAAGCTTTAGACACAGAAGCAGAGTACAGTCAGCTTAAAAATCTTTTGGGTTTAGAAGAAATAGCGATGCTTAAAAAGTTAGGCGGCGGGAGTACTGGTCTCGGTGCTGTTTCTAATATTGAATTACAGTCCTTACAAAACAAACTAGCTTACTTAAACACTATTACTTCTGAAGAGTTACAAAGGGAAGCCCTGACTGATATAAAAAGGCACTTTACAGTACTTAAAAACTTAGCGGCAGGGACCCCGTTTATAGAATCTATTCCTTGGGACGATCAAGAAACGAACAAAATGTATAGAGAAAGTGGTTTTACGAGGGCTCCAAACGGTATTGTAGTTTATCGACAACCGGGTAGCGACGCAGTTAGATATTACGATCCAGAAAAGAAGAAATTTATGCCTTACGAAGGAAGTTAAAATGGCTTACACTAAAGAAGAGTTAGAAACAGCTATTTCAGCAACCGGAGGACTAGCTCCTACGCCTTCCGTTGTAAAAAAAGAAGGTCCGCTGTCTTTTGAGGACGTTGAGGCGGCTGTAGCGGCAACACAAGAACAACTTGCTACAGACAATTTCAATTCTGCTCAAAAACCAGAAGAAGAGAGTTTTATTGAGCAAGTTCTTGGAGGTCCTTTACAGAGATCGGGAGAGCGCTTGTCTGCTATGGGTGGTCGAATAATGAACACCCTTGAGTCTTATGGCCCCGAAGCAACAAGAGCGTCTGTGGAAGCTTACGCCGCTGGTTTACCTCGGCCTGATTCAGGCCCTACAACAGACGTAGCTTCTGTTTTACTTCAAACTGTAGCGGAACCTGTTTCTATTTTCTTTGATTCAGCAGGAGAAGCTTTAGTTTTTGGCGCAGAACAAGGAATAGGTTTAGTTACAACAGACGAACAACGTCAAGAAGCTATGCGACAGTTTACAGAGATGTTGCAAACTCCAGCAGGCAATTCCTTTTCTCAAGCGGTGGTAGGAACAGCAGAAGCATTAGAGTCGTGGGCCGAAAAGTATCCAAACGAGGCCGCTAACCTAAGAGCTTTAGCAGATGTAAGTGGCATGAAAGGGTTTAAGGAAATGTTTTCAAAGGCTGTCGGACCAGTGACAGACCAAACTATCCCTGCGCCTAAACAACCTTTCAAGCTTTCTAAAATAGGCTTGAGAAAAGTTAATGAGCCTTTGAAAGGCGAAGATAGAAACTTATGGAATCTTGCGTTTAACTCTGGAGTAAAGACAGAAGAACAAATAGATAGGAACATACCTACTGCACTAAGAGGTTTTGAAACATTAGCTTCTAAACAAGAGTTAGACACCGTTGATGTTCTTAAAAGAGCAGGCATACAAGGGAAGGCAAACCCCTTGTCTGCACACAATAAATTAAAAACTTACTTAGACAAGTTAGACGAAAGGTTAGTTAACATCTCTAGAGGTGCTGACGCATCTATAAAGGTAGATCCTAAAAATCTTAAATCAAAAGTTTCGGAAAAGTTTAGAACTTTTGTAACTGAATATCCCGGATCTTTTGACAGCCCTAGACAGGCAAACAAGACTATTAATAAGTACATGAATCAGTACATGGCTTTTACAAAAAAACACGGTTATAGTGTAAAAGGCCTTAGAGACGCTAGAATAGACTTTGATAACTGGTTAGAAGGACAGGGAGTTTCTTTAGGTAAGGCAGCTACGGATTTAAAATCACAGGCTGGTCGAATTGTAAGAGAGTCTGCAAACGAAGAAATTATACAGATTCTTCCGGAAGCTGGTGATTTATTAAAAGAAATGAATCTTGGTCTAAAAGTAAAGCCATTAATTTACAAAAAAGCATCAGAAACAGCAGAAACAGCATTAGGAAGATACCTTCAAATATTTAAATTAGATTTTCTTTTAGGAAGAACGGCATCTTCTCAGGCAATCAACTTTGTACCTTCAGTAGCCATTGCTGCTCTTGTTTCTCCCGGTTATTTTGTAAAAAGACTAGCTAATCTTTCCTACGCTGACAAAGGCACTGCTAAATTCCAGTACGCCGTAAGAGATGCTATAAAGGCTATGGAAGCAGGTGCTAAAAAAGCGACAGACAAAGACACACTTAAAGCATGGAACGCAGATAAGGTTATTGTGTACACTGCATTAAGAGAAGCTGCACAAACTTTGGCAGAGCAAGAGGAGCAGGCTGAAAAAGAAGAAAAAGAGCGCTAGAGACGCTCTAGTACCCACTTCAGACCCATGATCTCACCCCGTATCTCGTTATTTCGGGCAGCGGGGATAGACCTATGTAGCTTGTTCTCAAGAACCCTTATGCGTATCTCAATATCACGTTTAATGTTCATAAACACACCTTGAAAGAACGGGGGCACTAAGGCCCCCTTTTGTTTACAACTCGCAGTTATTACCTGTACAAGCCAACTGTTGCGACCCTTCAGTCATGTCAGAGTTCTCAGAGATGTTCCAGTCGATGATCTCAGGAAACTCCTCCTTCAACTTCTCATACGTCTCTAGATCAATAGGTTCATAAGGAGCCTGTTGGTACGTATGTTCAGAGTACGGTAAGAACGACACACCACTGATCTTGTCGAACTTGTTGTACAACCACTGACCCACCTCAAGGAACTCGTCGTCACGGTAGTAACACGTCATTGACGGCTTATGTTCACACCAGAAGTCCTGATAGATCTCCCAAAGCTCAAGTTGCTCCATAGCACCCATCTCAGAGGCCACCACAGCCCCCTCAGGCGACTTTATGGGGAAGGAGAATACCTTGGTAGTGGGTGACATTACGTCGTCCTCTACAGGCACTCCAGCGGCTTCTAGGACTTGACAGAGCGGGTCTCTTGCGTCTGCTCTAACTCGTCTAATGTACTGATCTGCATATCTAGGGTGGATGCCAGATGCAGAATCAACCAACTGACTAACAGTACCGGAAGGTTTAACAGCAGTAATGGCAGTAGACAGATTAATGCCAAGCTTGTTAGACCATTCCGCATTAGTACTAATCGCTTCCTCTTTGAGAGCAATGAGCCACTCCTTAAGTTTTTCACGGTCTTCCCTCCCTGACAACACAGCGTGATCCATGATGCCTGTTAGTGATACACCTAGTAGTGCTTCTTCTTCTGTATTCTTCTGCCACACCTTACGAAGGTAGCGGAAGTCGGTTAGCGTAGCCTGAAGAGACCCAAGGATAGCTGCAACACGAACTTTTCGTTTGAGGTCCGACAGCGTATCTCCTGCCCTGACAACAACTTCCGATAGATTGCAGAACTGGTAGGGCCTGAGGATGATCTCTGAGCATGGATTAGTTCCAAAATCATAGGTAGCATCTCGTCGCTCATTCTTTGCAGCTTGCTTTTGACTTGCGACTCTAGAGAACATTCCTCGTTCTCCGGAGCGGGACTCGTATAAACTTTTCCACTCATTTAAAAACGCCTCAAAGTCTGGCTTCTCTGTATAACATGCTGAGTTGTTCGCTAGTCCCCGTTGAGGGTTATCTTGCCACCACTGGCCTGACTTGCATCGTCGGAGTCTATCGTCAGTGAGGTTAGACAGACTGATGAGAGCGGACCTGCGTACACCGCCGACGACGACGATCTGTGCAATCTTACAGCAGAGATCATGACATTCGATGGAACTAAGTTTACGTCCAGCAGCCTCCCGAAAGACGCTGACTGTGAAGTTGAACAGATCGACAAGAGGCTCTGGACCAGATGCTCTACCTCCGAAGGTTTTAAGGGTTGCCCCTGCAGATCGTACTCCAGACACGTCCCATTTTGGAAGTTGGCCTGAATACAACAAGCTAACAAGTTCCCGGTAAGCTTTAGCCCATCCAATTTTACTATCGGCGACATGTATAACGGTATCGGTATCATGGAATTCCTCTGCTACTTCTGGTAATTTTGTTACGTACTGACGCTCTACACTAAAGCCCACTCCAGTGCCACACATGAGGACGTACATCATCTCGTCAAATGCTTTAGGGTGGTCAATAGGCATGTAGGAGCAGTTAAACCCAGCTACGTTGTCACGGTCCAGTGCTTCTCCAGCAGTCATGAGTGCTCGCATGGAGGGCATAACACCCATGTCATGAATGTCTGCAAAGATACCGTTAGCCTGCTCTAGTGTTAGCTTACCCTTCTCAATCCAGAAGCTTAAGTAACGGTCAATTGTTTCTTCCCAAGTCTCACGACGTTGCTCCTCTGGTAGGTAACGTGCGTAGCGTGACTTGTGTATGTACTGTTGATATGCGTCCATTAATTTAGTTCCTTAATTAGTCGTTCGATGTACCAGCGACACTTCCGTAGATCTTCGATTGGTTTACCTTTGTAGTCATAGCGCCAGAGGTACTTCAGTGCATTTCCCTTGAGATAACCATTGAACTCATGTTCAGGCATGGACGCTTTGATTGCTTCGATGGCTTCAATTGCTCCTTTATTGTAGTGGTCAGGTTGCTCCACAGGGTCTACCTTCTTTGGTTTCCTGATGGACAAGTTGTTTAGTGCAGTAACTGTGTCCCACTCTTCAGGAGTCGCTTCATCAATACTCATTCTCTTCTTCCTCTAGCTCTTGTTCAAACACATCTAGTCTGTTGATTAGCTTGTCCTCAAACCTGTCCAGCATTTCTTCTGAGGTTATCTGTAGGGCCTCCAGCAGGTCGTCTGGGTCAAAGGTTTTCAAGAGGCGTTCCTTAACTTCCTCTAGTGTTAGTGACATAGTTAATCAACTCCTGTAATGTCTCTATATTATACCATAGTATTCCTTCTTTGTCACACCATTGTGCCATTGTCATTTTGGCACCTTTTCGTATCTTTTTGTTGGGCGACATCAGAACAAACACTAGCTCTTGTCCTTCGGGGAGACTGTCTCTAACACTGGTGTACTTCTTCGTGTCTCCGTCCCGAAAATATCCTTTGCATTCAACAAGAGTACCGGAAGCATTATGTACGAAATCAGGACGGTAAGACCGACTAATAACGTAAGGGACCGTGAATGGTTCATAATCAAAATCCTTCAGTATCTTGCTGACATCTTCTTCGAACGTGCTTCTAAATGCTGATTTCTTGGACCTTCGGCTCATTGACCACCTCCGTTAAAAACCTTGGACCTGTTGAATAAGAGAAGGCACGTAGACCGGGCCAACAAGCTTTCTTGTACGCACAGTACGAGCAACCGATGTCCAACTTCATATTACCGCTCTTGCCGTCTGGCTTTTGCTCGTAGCACTGCTTTGGCGGCTCCTGTTCCTCTACCATTAACTGTACGTGCTCAATGCGGTCTGTGATGTCAAACCCTATCTTCTCGTACACAGGGGCTTGAGTGTCCTCCTGATCGTACATGAGGTACGTTAGGTGTCCATTTTGTTTGTCCATCGCAAGCCAGCCAAAAGTTGTCTGACCCTCTGCCTCTGCATATCCTTTAATTTGAGCGACGTATCCAAATGGATCATCGTAAGCCAGAGTACCGTCTTTGAATTTCTTAAACCCGTACGACGAAACACTCTTAACGTCTGTGACAACACCGTCAATTTTGCAGTCCATAGAACCCGTAATACCCTTAATTTCACACTGCTTCTGTTCGGCGGTAACCTCATGTCCTGATGCCCTCGTTAGGAATAGTAATAGTTCTTCAATCAGATGGCCGTAAAGGAACTTAACAAGAGTATGTCCTTGCATCTCCTCTGACTTCTGAACATTGTTGTAATGGTTCCATAAGAAGCGGTCTCCCTTGCCTATGTTGGACATACGTAGCTTACGACCGTCCCAAGCACGTCTCTGTCCAAACTCCTTACGCATAAGGTCCTTTACGTTTTCACCGAATTGGTCTATGCACTCTTCGATGTCAACGTCTTTGTCTACTCTCTTGGTCTTAACAAGTTTGTAGATGTCGTCTACTAATGTATATACATTCTTCATTGATACTTCCTTACTAGACCTGAGACAACCTCTTGGGCTTGCTCTGGTGTGCATTTAAACCACTCACTACGCCTTTCGTACAACTTTTGTAGTTCGCTATGGGCTTCTGACTCTGCAGCACGTCTATCGTTAACGTCCCAACTATAGTTTAACATATAATCTCTAAAAGGGGAAGACGTTTGGTACCCATTCAGTCTATCTTCTGCCTCCACAGCCATTCCAACCTTAACCCAACTACAAAAGTTAGGGTTTGTAATAACATAAACCTGACCTTCTGTACTGCTTTCGTACTTCTCAAGACTGCTAAAGGCAGCGTCCTCAAAGGTCTTGTACTTCCCCGGTTTATGTAAAGGATGAGACTTCGGAACAAACTTACCATTTACAAACATTCTTGTTTTATTCCTATTTTGGTGAGTCCTGTTGTACTCACTTTTGCAGGATTTACAGTAATCTTGTCTTCCGTCTTTACGTGAAGAGCTTTTGCTAAATTTAGTTACCTCTTTTTCTTCACCACATTTTGAACACTGTTTAGTTAAGATCATCAGTGCGTCTCCGCCCATGTTGTGCCGACTTTGTATTCTCCGTCAAGGGGGCATCTAAGGTTATACTCCACGCCTGCCGCCTTGAGGCATTCGACTGCGAGCCAGCCATACTTCTCTGCTTGGTCTGCAGCCACCTCCGATTGTACTTCGTCATGAATGTTACCTATGAATTTGTAGTTAAGCTTCCACTGCTGTGCGTAGTCGTCCAAGATCACCAGTGCTTTTTTCATTACGATTGCACCTGCTGCTTGGAGCAGAGTATTCAATGCAGCATGTTCAGATCTAACTCGTAATCTTCGACCATCAAGTCCCCTGAGATAGCCTCGCTGAGATGCTCTAGTAACCCGTTCTCGTAGACTTTCAAGAGCAGGTGTATTTCGTAGAAATCGTTGCTTAAGATCTGCGCCGTCTCTTGCGCTTCCTCCAACGATACTTCCAATTTTTGAATCTCCTGCTCCGTAGAGGAAAGCGTAGATGAAAGTCTTTGCTTGAGGTCTTGTTTCAAGGCCAGCAGCCATTTGGTTTCTTGTATGAATGTCTTCTGTGAGAAGGACATTGGTAAACTCCTTGTCGTCCATGTAGTGCGCCAACATTCGTAGCTCAAGGCCACTAGCGTCGAAACCTACTAGCTTCTTCCCTTCAGGTACAGTCCAGCAGGAGCGACACTCGTGTCCGTAAGGACTGTGGCTTGCTGGGACTTGGGCCATATTGGGACTCTGATGTGTCATGCGTCCAGTGACTGCTCCGTTACTGATGACACGGCCATGTACTCTGCCGTCCTCCTGAACAGCCTCTAACCATGAATGTACTTGCGCATATCGCTTTTGAAGAGTAAGGTACTCCAAAACTTTTCCTGCCTCAGGGACGTGGTTGTTCTCCTTAAGCGTCTTTTCATCGACAACAGGCTTTCCGCTTGGCGTCTTCTCGTTCCACTTCGCACCCTTAGTTGCAAGTCGTTCTGCAACTTGTTGTCTGGACCCAACATTGAAAACTGTAACTTTGTCCTTAAGTCGTTTCCCTGTCTTCTCAGAAATCCTTTCTTCGACAATGGGCGGGAACATCTCTTGTAGTTCGGCTTCAATTGCATTCATGCCTTCCTTGAATGTTGCACATAACTCATTAGCCAATTGCTGATCTAAGACCCAACCATTGCGCTCTTGTTGTTGGACTGCAAACTGAACCTTGTGTTCCAATTCGATACACTTAGGGTCAAAATCTTGCATGTCCTTGACAAGCTGCTGATGTACTGCTTCTGTAACTGCTACGTCCTGTATGCAGTAGTCAATCATAGCGGGAGACAAACACGACCAGTCGTCATGGTCACCCTTTGGGAAGCCCAAGGTTTCACCCCAAGCCCTCAACGAGTGTCCACCCTGTCTGCTTGGGTCAAACAAACGTGACAACACCAGTGTGTCCACTACCCTCTCAGGAGCCACAGAAAGCCCCCAGAGACGCTTTAGCACTGGGAGGTCATAACCTATCAGGTTGTGCCCACAAACGCTCACAGAGCCAGCCAGAGCCTCACAGAGGGTACTACAGTTGGTATGTACCTGTGAAACACCGTTCTCCCGTGTTACAACGCACCAAATGGTGTCAGGAGTTAAACCGTTGGCCTCAAGATCAAGGTAGATCAAAAGTCTGCTCCTACTTCAGGGTTAG